CTTCCTGGTGAAGGTAACTACGTTGAGTATGCACAGTTGAAGTCTAACACCATGGACATTGACGTACAGGCTGCTGAAGGTGACGACCTTGTATTCGGTAAGATTGAGCAGGAACTAAAGACTGCTCCTGTAAAGACCCTTGGTGGATACACTACTCTATCTCGTCAGGAGATTGAGCGTTCATCTATCAACATCCTTGATGCCTCGCTACGTGCACAGGCTATCCAGGTTGGTAAGGCTCTAAACGCACAGTTCCGTACTGCTTACCTTGCTGCTCACGCTGCACAGGTTACTGCAGACAACACTGTTGTAGTTCCTGCAAACGGTACTTACACTGACTGGCTAAACGCTATCGTTGACGCTTCAGTTAAGTTCCAGAACCAGGGTCTATCACTAGACGCTCTAGTTGTAGATGCTGCTACATTCAAGAAGTTGGTTGCCCTTGAGGGTTCTGACGGTCGTCCAGTTATGCTTGTAACTGGTAACGGAACTAACAACGTAGGTTCTATCAACGTTGCTGGTCTTGGCGGTTCAGTTGCATCTGTTGCAGTTGTTGTTGACCCATCACTAACTGGTGGTGTTGCATTCATCAACCGTAACGCAATTCGTCAGTTCAACTCACCAGTAGTTCGTCTACAGGATGAGAACATCATCAACCTAAGCAAGGACTTCTCAGTCTACCTATACTCAGCAATCGCAGATGAAATTCCTTCTGCTATTGTCCCAGTAGTGGCTGCTTAAGGTTAAAAGGAGAATACAATGAGTTACCTGGACCTCAAGGAATATGTAAGAGCATCAGACATTGATGACTCATATGTTATGCAATGCTATGACGAAGCAATTGAATTGGTATCAGATTTGGTGTCAGCATCAAATGTGCCTACAAGTGTTTTGAAGCGTTGCTACCTTGAGGCAGGTAGCGAATTGTACCACCGTAGAAATGCTCCTAACGGAGTTGCTCAGTTCTCTACATTTGACGGTGCACCAATCAGAGTAGCACGTGACCCACTAGTTGGCGTGTATCCTTTGATTACTAGGTATCTAAGGGGCATTGCTTAAATGTCACTTACTATCGTCAAGCAAGAAGTAGCAACACTAGTTAGTTCAGTAGTTCCTACACACCCATATCTGCCAGAAAGATTTAATCCAAATGTAGCATTTGTTACACCAGGAAGTCCTTATCTACAGAGTGGACTAACATATGGCAAGTTCCTTGCAAAGTTTAACATTGATGTGGTAATTGCTCCACAGTCTAATGAAGAGGCTACCAAGGCACTTGACGAAATAGTCAATGACATTGTTACCCTGTTGCTTTCGGAAGGGTATGGAATCAACCAAGTTGGTCAACCATATCCATTGGAATCACAGAACACAACTTTCTTGGCTATAACAATTGAAATTGAAACATTAGTTTCACTATAAGGAGAAAATTATGTCAACACGTATTAAGGGTTCTGCACTTAAACTGACCATTGGTTCAACAGACTACTGGGCAGATGTTACTTCTGCAGTTCTTGACAACGAAGAGGCTGATACAGGTGCAACAACCTTTGCTGATGCACAGGCTGGTGGAGCACGTCAGTACTTCTTCACACTAAATGCAATTCAGTCAACAGATACTGCTTCACTATGGAGTTACATCTGGGCTAACACTGGTGAGATTGTAAGTTACACTTATGCACCTCACGGCAACACCACTGCAACTGCTAACGAGCCACACTTTGTGGGTACAGTTAAGATTCCACCTAAGCCAAGCATTGGTGGAGAAGCAGGAGCAAACGTAGAGTACACTTTCGAAGTTCGTATGGACTGCCAGGAAGAGCCTACACTAGACAACGGAATCTAACATGGCTTTGAACGACATTTCTCAGCAATTTGTTGGTGGTAGCGTTAAGATTACTGGATTAAGTAAACTTAATAGAGCACTAACTGCTGCTGGTAATGACAGTTCAGATATGAAGATTCTAATGCACGAAATTGGTACCATGGTGATACGTGCAGCAAATCCACCAGTTCTAACAGGTAGACTATCTCAGTCTATGAAGGCAGGCAAGGGTAAAACCAAGGCTGTCGTTAGAGCAGGTGGAGCACGTGTCCCATATGGTCCAGTAATACACTATGGTAACTCAGCAAGGAACATAGAACCAAATCCATTCCTTTTGACTGCCATGCAGCAACAAAGGCAAAGTATCATTAATATGATTGACACAGGTATTAAAGATATTATGCGTAGAAATCAATTAACATAAGGAGCGAGAAATGGATATTTCAAAACTAACACTTGGAGAACTTGCCAAGATTGAAGAACTGGGTGGTATGTCAATAGACTCATTCGGTGACGAGGGCAAGCCAAAGATGAAGATGCTTATCGCATTGGCATATGTAATCAAGCGTAGAGAAGACAAGAACGTCACTCTACTACAGATTGAGAATATGACAAGCGACGAAGTCACTACTATTATTGATTCAGTACAGGTAACTGACGCAGAAAAAAAATAGTTAAACGGAGAGCAGAAGACATGGCATTCTTTGCCCTTGAATTCGGACTCTCCCCAGTTGACTACTGGAATCTGACGGTATATGAGCGAGAGGCGTTTATAAACATATACCAACAGAAACATAAAACAAAATAGATTCCCTGCCCCACGGTTCCTCGCTGCTGTGGGGTATGGGTTAAGTTTAAGGAGGACGTATGTCTAATCAATCAATTATCGTTAGTGTGCTTGCAGACACTAAGCAACTAAAGAGTGGTCTGCAAAATGTAGAATCACAACTTGGTGGATTTGGTACGTCCGTTTCAAAGGTGACTGGTCTTGTAAAGGCTATGGCAACTGCCTTTATTCTTTCACAGGTACAGGACCTATTTAGAGGTGCTATTGCTGAAGCAGAAGACGCTGCAAAGGCTATGGCAGGTGCAAACACTGTATTTGGTGCTACACCAGGACTCCTGAACGACATAGCAAGCAAAGCAGATGCTGTAGGTCTTGCTCTTGGTAAAGACAACGATGACATTCTAAAACTTGCTACTAACATTGGTGCAAGACTATCTCCTGCTGCTAAGGGACTATCTGTTGACCTTGTAGCCACTGGTGCAGACATTGCTGCCCTTACTGGTGTAGACCTAGAGACTTGGTCAAAGAAGTTCTCAAAGCAGATGGTTGATGGTGCACTATCCACAAAGGAAATGGCTGCATCCTTCCCAGGATTAACTGATGCAACATACAAGCAAGCAGAAGCAATGTTTAAGGCTGGCAATGACGCTGGTGCACTAAACGTATTGATTGCTGAGTCTGCTAAGGTAAATGGCAACGCTGCAGAAGACCAGGTAACAGCCACACAAAAACTTGAAACAATCATGGCATCTCTATCTGAGACTGTTGGTAAGAAACTTCTCCCAGTTGTAGAAGCATTTGCTGTATGGCTTGAAGATGCTATTGTCTGGGTAAAAGATAACAAAGAAGCACTTCTAGGATGGGGTTCAGCCTTACTAGGTGCTGCAGCAGGCTTGACAGCAGTTACAGTGGCTATGAAGGCATACGCAGCATATCAGAAGATACAGCAGGCAATCACAGCAGCAGGTACAGTTGCTCAATGGGCAATGAACGTTGCTATGTCTGCTAACCCTATTGGTATCTTGATTGTAGCCATTGCTGCATTGGTAGCAGGACTTGTTTACTTCTTCACACAGACTGAAGCAGGTAAGAAGGCTTGGGAAAACTTTAGCAAGTTCCTTGGAGATACCTGGAACAACATTGTTGGTTTTGTTAAAAAGGGTATTGCATTTATTCTTGATATCTTTACAAAGTTCCACCCACTTGGTATTCTAGTCAAGAACTGGAATGGTATTATGACCTTCTTTGGAGGTATGCCATCCAAGTTCATTTCCTTTGGTAAGAATATGATTGACGGTCTATTGAATGGTCTTAAGAGCGGCATCAAGGCTGTTACAGACTTTGTTATGAGTGTTGGTAACTCTATCATGGGTGGTATCAAGAAGATATTTGGTATTAAGTCTCCATCACGTGAGATGAAGAAACTTGGTCAAATGATTAACGCTGGTCTTGCTGTTGGACTTGATGATGTCACAAAGATAGATAAGGCTGTACTAGGCGTATCTGACAGCCTCTCATTTGACGCTACAGCCAATTACAACTCTAGGGGTAGTAGTAATACCCCAGGAATTGCATCTCAGACTGGAAATACCTACAATATCACTGTTCAGGCAGTTGCACCTAACGCAGAAGTTGGTAGAGCAGTTGCTGCATCTATTGCAGAGTATGAGAGAATCTCTGGTAGGAGAACTCTATGATAATTGAAGAGGCAGTCCTCAATTTTTTGCAGGTAAGGGTTCAGGACAAGACTACTCTTGCTTGGACAGATATTGCTGCTGAAGCAACTAACATTAAGTCAGACCGTGGTGGAAACATTAACTACGGTGGCATTGTTACAGTTGATGCTGGAACTGTAGCAGTCAGACTAAAGAATGTCTATGACCCAGCAGTTGTAAACTTTCTATCACCAGAGATGAAATTGCAGGTATATAACTCAACCTTTGATACCCCAGATGCAGGTAGCATATTTCTTGGTACAATAGATGATATAGAAACTGAATATGTATTTAATTCAGTAACAAACAATATGGATGCTTATGTATCTATTTATGCATCAGATGCTATTGCATCACACACGAACAGAAGTATTATTGGAGTCAGCACAACCTCTGGCTTTCAGCGATGGGAAGAAAGAATTGAAACCCTTGCAGATAAGTCAATCACAGAGGTAGTTATTCCAACAGTAGATGCTGACGTTCCAATCTACGCTATATAAGGAAGTAAGATGGCTTTTACATCAGGAAGTTATGACAGTACGCACAAGGATGCCAATGGCTTCTGGCTTGTAGATACTGGGTATTCGTCTACCCAGAACAGTGCTACCAACTCGTCATCTGTTACTGATGGTCTACAACTTCGTCACGCATCTGCTGGTATGTTCTCATCATGGGCATTGACCAGGTGGATGAGAGTTACTTATACAGTTAATGGTGGTGCAACACAGACAAAGTACTTCTTTGGTAATGGTTCAACTACCATCAGCAACTCACAGTCAATGCCAAACTCTATCCTGGCTCTTGAATCAGGTACAGTTACCATTCCCCACAACTCTGACGGTACACAGACAATTACTATTACAGCATGGGTAGATGCAAATACAAATGCTACATATGTTCCTGTCAACACAACTGCTTCAAGAACAATCACTCTTCCTACCATTCCTCCTGCTGCTCCTGCACCAACTGCACCTACTAGCCTAACTACAACTGGCAATGAACTTGGTGTAACTCTAAACTGGTCTGGTGCTACAGGCACAATCACTAACTATGGTATTTGGTATGGTACTTCATCAACGAATGCCCCATCAGACTCATCTACTCCTGACTTTACATCATCATCAACTACCTACACAGATACTGGTATGGCTGTTAATGACACAAGATGGTATTGGGTAAGAGCACAAGGACCTGGAGGAAACTCTGCTTGGTATCCTGCTACTGGTACAGGTATTGCTGGAACACGTGGTAGTGCTGCTCCTGGTGCACCAACATATTTTGTTGCAGACGGTAATGGTGGAGTAATTAATCTTAATTGGAATGCTGGAACAGGTGCTGTAACCAACTATGGTATTTATAGAAATAGTGTACAGAATGCAACTCCTTCTGCTTCAACAACACCAACAATTGAAACTTCAAATACATACTATCCTGATATGCCACTATTTGAAGGTAGTATCCATTACTACTGGATTCGTTCTCAGGGTCCTGGTGGGAATTCTGCTTGGTATCCATCTGGCAATGGTGTTTACGGTATTGCTGCTGGTCTTCCTGCTTCACCTAGTAATGTTGTTGCAACTCAGGTTGTAAATGCATTGCAGGCTGAAGTAACATGGGATTATCCAAATGATGGCGGAAGTCCTGTTACTCAGTATACAATTCAAATGGCTACTAACTCATCATTTACTGGTGCACAGACATTCTATGCTACAAATACAAATTATCAAACTGACGACCTCAACTTTGACCAAACATATTATTTTAGAATTAAATCAACCAACCTTGTGGGAACTGGTAGTTCATGGTCTGAAACTGCTTTTGTAAATATCCTACCTGTATTTGACCCACCATCAGTACCTATTGATGCAACTGTAGTCCAGCAAACTGGAGAACTAAAGGGTTACTTTAACTGGTATACATCAGAAGATAATGGTGGAACTCCAATTACTGGATATGAGATTCAGTATGCAACAAACTCATCATTTTCAAATGCAATCTCACAAGTTGTTGCTCCAACTGTAACTGATTTCACAACACCTGATTTAGTTATTGGTCAGACTTACTACTTTAGAGTAAGAGCACAGAATGTTATGGGATACTCTCCATACACTGCTACAGTTAACTTTACTGTTGCTCCTCTATCTGTTCCGTCTACCCCACCAACTTCTGTTGGTATGTCACAGTTGCCTACATTCCTTGCTGCACTACTAACATGGTC